GACCTGCCGGTAATTGTGGGGTAGAAAGAAGGTGAGAAGTTGAATGTATTAACCTGGCTGATAGATAAACTTAAAGGCAAAGCGGTGCCGGTAAACTTCAAAGAGAAAGAGTTTTATGAAGAATATGCATCATTGTATTTTAATACGACTGTGCGTGAAATGGCCTTTTGGAGTGCGGTGAACCTGGTTGCCAGAGCTATAAGCAAATGTGAGTTCAAAACGTATCTCGATGGGGAAGAAAAGAAAGGCCGGGAATATTATCTTTGGAATATCGAACCAAACAAAAATCAGAACTCCAGCCGATTTCTTACTAAGTTGATTTCCAAGCTATATCGAGAGAATGAATGTCTTGTGATTGATCTAAATAGCCAACTGCTTGTTGCAGACAGTTTTATTCGAGAATCATACGCGCTATATGACGATGTTTTTACACAGGTGCAGGTAGGGGATTTAACATTAAACAGGTCTTTTTCGCAATCAGAAGTATTGTATTATCAACTGAATGATGCCGATATCCGCAAACTTGTCAATGGTTTGTACGAAAACTACTCTAAACTAATTGCATATAGTATGAAGGCGTACCAAAAAAGCCGGGGGACAAAAGGTGTATTTAAGTACGAAACATTGCCGGTAACGGGGACGGAAGAAAGACAGTTTTTCGATGATCTTATAAATAACAGAATAAAAACATGGCTGAATAGTGATGCTGCTGCTCTGCCTTTGGGAAAAGGTCAGGACTGGAAAGAGCTCCAGCACAAGACATACAGCAATGAAAGCACACGAGACATCAGGGCACAGATAGACGACATATTCGATTTCACAGCCCGGGCCTTTGGAATTCCGCCGGCATTGCTTCGGGGTGATGTTCAGGACACATCGAAAGCTATAGATCAATTGCTCACATTTTGCATTGATCCGCTTGTGGACATGCTCCAGGAGGAAATAAATCGCAAACGAAACGGATATGAAGGATTCAGCAAAGGCACGTATCTTAAGATTGACACAACAACTATCAAGCATATTGATCTGTTTGATGTTTCAACAGCGATTGACAAGCTTATTGGCAGCGGTGCATTCTGCATTAATGATATACGCAAAGCAGCAGGGCTTGAAATTATTGACGAGGATTGGGCATGGCAGCATTGGATAACGAAGAACTACAGCACAATGGAGGAGGCATTAAGAGTCCTCGGAGGAGGTGAGAACGGGTGAAGAATTCAAATAAGAAAAACGTGTATTATTCGCTTGTAGTCAACGGCAGGGAAGCTGACATTTATATCTTTGGCTACATCGTTGAAGACTGGGAAAAGGAACTTTGGGGATTTGAAAGCGATGTATCCAGCCTGACGTTGGTCAACGAAGTAAAAGACCTTGACGTTGATGTGATAAATGTTCACATTAACAGTTACGGTGGTATTGTTTCGGAGGGGCTTGCAATTTATAACACACTGAAAAACCACAAGGCAAAAGTCCGGACAATCGTGGACGGTTTTGCTGCTTCTGCTGCCAGCGTAATATTTATGGCCGGGGAAGAACGCCTGATGAATGATGCATCCCTGATGATGATACACCAGGCATGGACAAGAGCAGTAGGCAACGCTGATGATTTTAGAAAACTTGCTGACGATCTCGACAAAATCACACAGGGAAGCATAGAGGCGTACAAATTGCGCGTAAACATCTCGGAAGAAAAAATCTGGGAGCTGATTAAGGCAGAAACATGGATTTTGCCGAGTGAAGCCCTTGAATGGGGATTTGCAACAGAAATTATTACACCGGCCGAAACAAACCAAGCGGCCGCCAGCGCTGGGAAGGCGCTCATAAATTTGGTTAAAAATTACCGAAATGCCATTGCAGCATCAGGGGGTATTGTTTTCCCAAAAGACAAACTCAATGAAATACTTGAGGAAATAAGAGCTCTCAAAGCAAGTCATTCAACACAAAATACACAGCCTGCGTCGATTCAGGAACCTAACCCAGAACCTGATTCACAACCTGCACCGGAACCTGAACCGGAGCCAGAGCCGGCTCCACAAGAAAACAAATTAATTAATTTTATGGCGGCATTGTTCCGCTAAATTCATGAAAAGGAGAGGAGAAATCTATGAAAAATTTAGATGTATTTCAGCAGAAAAAAGCTGAAATTCAAAACAAAATGGTAGAAGCTATCAAAAACGATGACACACAGGCTTTTTCGGAGGCTTTTGAGGAATTTACCAATATTCTTCAAGAAGCGGTAATGGCAGAAGCGCAAGGTCTTGTGCAGGCTGCGGATAATCAGATACTTGCAGGCCGTGGTGTGAGGGTACTGACTTCAGAAGAAAGGAAATATTATGAAAGAGTAATTGATGCAATGAAGTCAAACAATCCTAAACAAGCTTTGAGTGGGTTTGATGATGTTCTGCCTAAGACAGTCATTAATGAGATATTTGAAGACATTACAGAAAATCATCCTCTGCTTGAAGCTATTAATTTCCAGAACGCAGAAGCATTGGTTGAATATCTGTACTCAACAATGGATGGTAGATTCAAAGCAACTTGGGGCAAGCTTTGCAGCTCGATCACTGAGGAACTGAGTTCTACATTCCATAAGCTCAATTTCGGTCAGAATAAGCTGTCTGCATTTATCCCTGTATGCAAGGCTATGCTCGACCTCGGTCCAGAATGGCTTGACAGATATGTAAGAGCTATTTTGTATGAGGCTATTGCTAATGGTCTTGAGGATGGAATTCTCAATGGACGTGGTGAAACCCCTAATGGCGGTACACCTTTCTACGAGCCAATTGGTATGATTCGTGACTTGACCAACTACAATGTCAACAATGGTTATGCTGCAAAAGCTACTGTGCCTGTAAGTGATTTTGGTCCTGGTAGCTATGGCGGATTGATTGCCCAATTGGCAGTAGGGCCAAACGGACTTAACAGGACCGTCGGCGAAGTATTGCTTGTTTGCAATCCTGTTGACTATTACACCAAGATTATGCCTGCTATCATGTTCCAGCAGCCTGACGGTACATGGGTAAGCAGATTCCCATATCCGACAAGGATTGTGCAGTCTGCTTATGTTGCTAGTGGAAAGGCAGTGCTTGGTATTGCTAGAAGATACCTTGCTGTACTCGGGACCGGCAGAGATGGCAGAATCGAATATAGTGATGAATATGCCTTCCTTGAGGATGAAAGAACATATTTAATTAAGTTGTATGGTACTGGTCGTCCGCTGGATAACACCAGCTTCCTGTATCTCGACATCTCCGGACTGAAGCCTTTCTATCCTGTTGTCAGGGTAGAAAGCTACTTCGATGCGAGGATCGAGGAAGTCACGATTGATGACGAACTTAAAAACACAATCGATATCGGCTTCAACGAAAATATCCACTTCTACGCTACCGCTGTAGAGGATGATTCGAGCGCTGGCGACAACGACACGCTGACTATGACGGTCACACCGAAGGATAGCAACGCGACTGTCGTCGTAAAGAAGGGTTCCAGCACGATTTCACCGAGTGATGGAGAATATACCATTACCTTGGCCGCTGGTTTGAACGTTATTACCGCAACCTCGACTGTTGGCGACAACGTTGAAACATATATCATCGTTGTTACCTACACGCCGATTGCCGCTGGGTGATGTCTTATGAAGGTAAAAGTGATTAAGCCATTCAAAGACGGGCGTACAAAGGCAATTTATCAGGCTGGTCAGATAATCGAAGTAACCAAAGAGCGGTTTGAGGAACTTACCTCATCCGCTCTTGGTCCCTTTGTGGAAGCGATGGAACAGGATAGGAAGGAAGCAAAAGCCGAGCCGAAGAAAAAGACAACGAAAAAGGCTAAAAAGTAGGTGATTTTTATGAGCCTACCACCTGGACTGCTTGAAGCAGTGAAAAACTATCTGGATATAACCTGGGATGACCCCGAGGGCGACGAAAAGCTCTCGGGGATAATTGCCCGTGGTATGCAATATTTAAACAAGGTTGCCGGAGCAGAGTTGGATTATATGGAAGAGGACAAGCCTCGAGAACTGCTTTTTGACTATTGTAGATATGTTCGTTCCAATGCCCTGGATGAATTCCAGACTAACTATTTGCATGAGCTGTTATCACTGCAGATTGAACAGGAGGTAAAGGCTTATGCCGAGAAACAGGAATCAGATAACCCAGACATATAACGATGGGATATGCCAGATATGTGAAGTTACAAACATTGCTGAACCCGGAGAAATGCCAGAGGATGGTCTAAAAGAAAAAGTGAAGCTCAGATACGAAGAGCGAACTGTCGGCATGAACCGGTTTTGGACAGCTATGCAAGCTCATGCAAGAATTGACATGTTAATCCGGACACCGCGAATACGCAGCATAAACAACTTTGACGTAGTTGTGCTTCCGGATGGCGAACAGTACCAGATAAAGCAGATTCAGTATCCAAAGGATATTGAACCACCGTCGATGGACCTGTCATTGACCAGGCTGGAAACAAAGTATCCGATTGGTGGTGATGCCGGATGAAGGATTTAACACCATTTAGGGATTTGCTCCTGGGAGCTGATCCGAGGGCAACAAAATTCAAAGGCGCTGGCGGCGATAGTTACACTGTATGGACCCCATATTCACCGGATAAAACCATGTCAGATAACGAACAAGAGGATTTTACCTGGCATATCCAGGTAGATAGATTCACAAAGATTGACAATGACCCAATTGCAGAAGAAATCTACAACAAATTGACTGAAGCCGGTATTCCCTTTGAGTACAACATAGATTTCGAAGAGGATACCGGCTATATCCATCACATTTATGACTGCTTATATTGAAATCTATGAAAGGATGATTAAAAGATGTCAAATGCATATATTGGAAAACCAATAGGGGCGCGTAAGTTGACCTGGTTCCCGCTTTTAAGCGATCCTGAGACAGGACAAGCAACTTATGGACCGCCGGTAAAGTTATCCCGTCTTATAACTATTAATGTAACTCCGGTATTCGCAGAGGGAACGCTAGAGTCTGATGATGGAATTGAAGATGATCTTGCGTTAATAGTGGCGTATGATGTCTCAATTAATGCGTCACAACTGACAGACACAATTAGATCAGCATTGCTTGGTCATCAAATGGACAGTGGAGGCGGAGTGCTTGTTACAGGGGCGGATATTGCACAAGAGGGTGCTTTAGCCTGGGAAGAACTGCTTTCTAAAAAAGATCCTTCTGAACCGGATAAATATAAGAAAGTAATACTGTATAAAGGT